GACCGCGCAGGTGACGCGCACCAACCACGCGGGCCCGACCGCGTACGGCAATCCGACCGCGCCCGCCCCGGCCGTCAAACCGGCGGCGAACGAGGCGGCGGCCACGGATCCGTGGAACCTGCCCGACGGCACGGACGAATACTAAACGAAAGGACACATGATGTCGAAGAAGAAGATGGTGCAGGACGCCTTGGTGCCGGACGAGATCACGCCCGTCATGCTCCTGCAGCTATCCAAGGCCGCGTCCAGCCTGAAGGACACGGCGGCCGCGTTCCGGGTGCGCCTGGCGAAGATGCTCGCCTCGCGCACGAAAGAGGACTACATCGCGAAATACAAGAACATCGACGCGATCACCGAGGCGTTGTACGACGCGGACGACCTGGCCCAATTGATCATCGACGCGGGCTTCGCGATCGAGACCATGCTCGTCAAGCCCAGCAAAAGCCGTGAGCTGATCATGTTCGGCGATCTGCGGCGCAGCCTGAATTCGTTTGAAGGCTGGCACCTGAGCGTCGGCCAGGAAGGCAAGGACGACGGCGCGGGCGGTGCCACGGATGATGCCGATGAGCCGGATGACGCGGACAACCCTGATGCATCCGGCGATGGGGACGAGAGCGTGGATCCGGAGACTGGCGAGATCAAGGGGGACGAGTGATGGCGGCGCACAAGCATGGCCGGCAGGCATTGGAGCACGAACGGCAGCGCAACCGTCGCAGGCGGCGACCGCACACCATAACAATCAACATCAAAACCTACAGGACCAAGGAGCAGTGACCCGCATCAAGTGAGCATACAAATCGTAGACATACCCCTCAGGCAGCTCGTCCCGAACCCCGACAACCCCCGCACCGACGTGGGCGACGTGAGCGAGCTGGCCGCGAGCATCCAGGCGCAGGGCCTCAAGCAGGAGCTGCTCGTCACCCCCGCCGGCGCGGACGGCAACGGGGCGCCCCTGTATCGCATCGTGATCGGCCACCGCAGATTCGCCGCAGCCCAGCTGACAGGGCTCGAATACCTGCCGTGCAAGGTCGAGGAGATGACGGCCCGTCAGGAGCGGGAGGTCATGCTGGTGGAGAACACGCAGCGCGCGGATCTGACGCCCATCGAGGAGGCCGACGGCTACCAAGGGCTTCTGGATCTCGGCGCCGGTGTCACGGAACTGGCAGGCAAGACGGGGCGGAGCGAATCGTTCGTTCGCCGCCGCCTGAAGATCGCCGCCATACCCAAGGAACTGCGCGGCAACTCCAAGACCTTCGCCCAGCTCTCATTGGCCGACCTGGACGCGATAGCCGAATTCTCTGACGACCCCGAAGCGCAGGAGCAGCTGCTCAAGGCCGCCGGCAGCCATAATTTCAACTACACGCTGCAGAACCTGACGAATGAACGGTTCAGCCGGCGGTGGGACGAGCAGGCATACCAGTACTGCAGGGAGCACCATATCGAGGTCGTCGAGCTAGGCGGCCAATCGGCATTCAATCTGCAGCCCGACGGCTACCAGTGGCTCAGTGACATCCGGCGCGGCGACCCGTTCGGAGAGCAGTGGGAGCGGCTCACGAAGGATGCGGAGGGCGAGCCGTGGCTGGCGCACAACACGTACGGGTGGAGCATGAGCACCCCCAAGACCCAAGAGCAGCTCGAACAGAACGCCAAAGACGAGGAGGAGCGCGAGCAGCGTCGCGCGCAGCGCAACGAGGCTGAGGAGCGCCGCGACCGGTATGCGGCCGACAGCCTGGAACTGAGAAGCGCGTGGATGCGAAAACACCTCACGAGCCTGAAGGCCATCCCCCTGCGCGCCGCGTGCGCCCGCCTCGCGTTCCAATCGCTCACCGGCGAGGACGGATTGCATGCCGTGAGCTTCTACGACACGGAGAGCCGCGACCTGTGGGAGGCATACAACATGCTCGCCCCCACTCCCCTGCCCGACAAGACCGAGGAAGCGGGCGATGAGTATTGGACGGCGGAGGTCCTGCGGCGCAGCGAGCAGCCAGGAGCGCTCTTCCGCGAGCTACTCGTGTTCCTGTGCGCGCACCTCGAGGCTCGCATCGAATGGGACGAACCGGCTGGCGTGGCCGTGGCCGACGAGTATTATGGCGTGCTCGAATCGCTGGGCTACCCGGTGAGCGACGCGGAGCGCGAGGCAGTGTACGGCGGCTTCCTGCCCCAGAAACCGGACGAGTCATGACGTGGTTCATGGTCGATGACGGGTTCTCCGACTCGGCGCAGGTTGACGACCTGTCCCTGGCCGCCGTCGGCCTCTGGGTCAAAGCGGGCAGCTGGGTCGGCCACCAGCGCCAGCGGTACGGCGACGAGTACGACGGCCTGTTCTCCATGCAGCGCGTCAAAGCGCTGGGCGGCTCGCCCAAGCTCGCCCAGGCGCTCGTGGACGCCAAGCTCTGGGAGCAGCGCAAGACCCACTACAAGGTCGTCGAATCGCCCACGACATGCAAGTTCGCTGGCGGCAAGGAGCTCTCCGAAGCCCGCTCCAAGAGCGGCAGCGCGGGCGGCAAGGCCACGGCCGCCAAACGCAAAGCGGCAAAGGCCAAAGCAAAACCGCAAGCAAAACGTCAAGCAAGCGCTACAGCAAAACCGCAAGCAAAAGCCGAAGCAAGTGCTCAAGCAAGTGCTACAGCAAACGGTCAAGCAAAACCCCTAGCAAAATCGAAGCAAACCGGCAAGCAAACTTCCAGCAAAGGGAATCCTATACCGATACCTACTACCCATACCGATACCACCCCCTTGCATCCCCCCGCCGAAAACCGCGAACCAAATGCCGTGACCATGGCCGATGCCGAGGCCGGCGTCCTCGCGGACCCGTTCACCGCGGCGTGGAACGCCTACCCACGCCATGCCGGCAGCCGAAAAGCCGCTCAAGACCGATGGCACCAAGCCTTGGACGGCGCCGAGGGCATGCGCCAAGCCACTCCCGAACAGCTCCTTGCCGCCGTGCTCCGGTACGCCAAAAGCCTCGAAGGCGACGCCCGCTACGCTCCCGGCATGGCCAAATGGCTCCAAACCGGCCAGTACACGGAATGGCTGCCCAAACAGGCCTCGAGGAGCTACGAGTGGGGCGGCATCACCCGAGTATGGATCCGCGAGCACATCACCCGCCATCTGCCGCCCGGCACCTTCACCGAAAGCCGGGAACAAGGCTTCTGGGCCGAGATCAAAACCGGCCGAGACCCGATCGAAACCGCCACGGAAATCATCGAAACCATCAACGGAAGGAACCCAGCATGAACGATAATCAACCCGCCAGCATCGAGGCCAGCCGGCACGTTCGAGCCAAGGCCAGCCGTGATCTGCTGCTGTGGATGGACGTGGAAACCAGCGGCCTGGACCCCGACAAGCACAGCCTGCTCGAGGTCGAGCTGCGCGTCACCAGCATGCAGGCAGACCTCTACGCGCAACAGTCATGGCTCCTGCCCCTCACGGACGACATGGTGTTCAGCCAGTGGGCGCTCGAAACCCACACGGCAAACGGGCTGCTCTCCGACATGGCCCGCGCCGACCGGGGCATCGAGCAGATCAGAACAAGCATGCGCCAGTTCCTCGCCGATTACGAGTCATGGAACCTGCACCCGGCAGGAAGCTCAGTGCACTTCGACATCATGTTCCTCGAAGCGAATCTACTGCAGGTCACCCGACTGCCCGGCATCCACCACCAGCGCATGGACCTCACCAGCCTCAGGCTCGCCATCGAAGCCAGCGAACCGGGAAACTTCCAACGCCTGGCCGATGGCCTGCCCGAAACCGACCACCGATCCGCGCACTGCCTGGACAGGGACATCACCCTCTACCAGCGCATCACCAAGCATTGGGCGAACGAACCCAACCACAAGGGCAAGAAAGAAGTGAAATGAGCCAACCGACAAGGGCGACCTGTGACCTAGTGGATGCGCGCGACGAGTACTGCTGCGCACGCTGCGGCAGAAGCCTGTACAGCGTGCTCACGTTCAGCCGTCACCATCGCAGGATGCGCTCGCATCCGTTCTCTAGCCTGCATCTGCCGGGCAACGTGATCGACGTCTGTGGATCCGGCAGTACGGGATGCCATGGATACATCCACGCCCACCCGGCCGAGTCCTACGAAAAAGGATGGCTGGTGAGAGGCAACGCCAACCTGCTGCCGACCGACGTGCCCATCCTGACCGCCCGACACGGCTGGATCCTGCTCGACAATCAAGGCCACTGGACACCAACCCCGTCACAGGAAAACAACACAGAAGGCACGCAATGCGACTCACAAGAACCAATACCAAGAAAACCAATTCTGCGCTCGCAGACATGGAGGATGCCCAGTGACTAGTCAGAAGAAACGTGAGATAGTGCTGCACTGGCATGAGCGTGGCATCGAGAACGCTGCCATCGTGCGATTGCTGGGCATTCCGATAGACGAGGTGCGGGCCATTATCCATACGTCCGAGCACCCCGCCCTAGATGCGAGCGCGATGCCGTTGTTCATCCAGCCTCCTGTGTTCGGAGGTGGTGATGATTCTCTGGCGGCGTCATGAGTGTCGGGGATGAGCATGTGTCGATTGATTGGTCGGATCCGGATATTCAGGCTTATGTCAGGGCTTGCCGGCGCGGTGGGTCGCAGGAGCAAGAGCCTGTGAGCACTGAGGGCATGACAGATGCTCAGAGGCGCCATGAGTATTGGCGGCGCTGGTATGCCAAGCACCGGGCCGAACAGCTCGACAAGAAGAAGCGCGAGAGGGAAGAGGGAAAGCGATGAGCTACTGCCAGCGTTGCGGTGCCATATTGGGCGGCGTGGAGTATACGCTGTGCCTAGAATGCGAGCTTCGGTTCGGCCTGCTGCTCCTGCGGTTGGGCATGGATGTCGTACCGTTGCACGACAGCCTGGATGCGACATTGCATCCAGGCGGGCATTCGCCCACGCGCATTATCCTTTCCACACCGCAAACGCCAATCCGCCTCGACGTGCTCGATCTCATCGACATCCTCGACAGCACATCTACCGAGCTGCTGCGACGTCTGGACGGTGTGGACGCGCTCGAGGCCACGGCGACTCCGCCAATGGGATTGCGCGACGCCCTATGGCATTGTGCGGCGCACGTGCGGCTGGCTAGGCTGCCAGACTCCGGTATGTACATGGATACGCTTACCCGTCTGGCCGCTAAGATCGAGCGCGTGCTCGACCCGCCCGAGCAGCGACGGGCGATAGGCGTGTGCGAGCTGTGCGCCACGCCGCTGACCGCAGGAAAAGACGACCAGTGGGTGACATGCCCGGTCTGCAAGCGCGAGCAGCAGGTGCTCGTCGTCAAGCTCCACCGGCTCTCGCGCCTGTGCTTCGACGCCAGCAGATCCGCGAGCGCATCTTGGATTGCCAAGGCGTTCACCGACAGCGGGCTTCCGCTGCGGCGCAACACTATCAATCAATGGGCGGCGCGCGGCAAACTGCTCTCGACCGGCAGGAAGGACGGCAGTCCGCAGTACCTGTATTCCGATGTGTATCGGCTTGCGCTTGCCCCGAATTCCAGTGCGGCGCAGGCGACTTCGGCATTGCGTCAAACACTGCTGCAGCGAGTCGCGTCGCTCGTCGCACGACGCGCCTACATGCTATGCGGCGAGCGATCGGCTGAGAATCTTTAGACATCGGCTTGCGAAAATCCCAAGTGTCACCGATTATTGCAGTGGGAGAAGTGGCTGAAAAGCCAGATAATCCGTTGAAATGTCAATGGCTGGCACCTAGGCGTTTCAACGGATTGTTTCTTTGCAGCTGGTAATATTCACCGTATGCCAGCCAACAATAATGACGAGAATCTTCGCCAAGCAAAGGCACGTGCCTTTGAATATGTCTCCAAACAAATTCAACGTCTCGACGGATGTCCGGTTTGCCACGGCAACCAATGGCATATATCCGATTCCACGTTCACCATGAACGAGGTCGATGCCACTGGGCTGACAGGCAATGTGTTCCCTGTGGTACCAGCCATCTGCGCGACTTGCGGCAATGTACTATTCTTCAGCGCCCAAGAGGCCGGAGTAGTCGACGATTGGCATTTCCAAAGGGACGGCGGAAATGCCCGGTAGTCAAATGCTAATCCAGGGACACTTTTCAGTGCCATTGCCAACATCCGAGGAGGCGAGAATCGTGAGAGTCGTAGAGCTCGAACACGTCAAACGGGATGTCGGCGATATTCCCGACGGTCAGAGCAAGTTTGACAACGCATTCTGGGGATTCCTCGGATGCGGAGCGCCATTCCTCATCCAAGCACTAATCTCAATTCCCGAAGGCCTCGATGCTCTGCAGTTGATTCTTGGGATTGTCCTCATCGCAGTCGCTGTGCTTTTCCTCTATTTCGCTCAGAAACAGGAGGACGAAAAAACCAAAGCCATCGAGAAAATCCGACAGGACATAGACGACTTCTCGAATCGAGTTAGAGTAGAAAAAGAACCCGCCGGCCTTCACGACTCTTTCTCCTGATGGCCATAGAGACCGAAGCCCCGCACCGTCCTACCCAATGGATGGCACGGGGCTTCGCCATATCCGCAGGAGTCGCTGCCCGAAGCAGCATACGTTCGAATCACACCATCCCGTACATCGACGATTGGAATTATTATGGCCGATAACACATCAATGCAAGCCACCTTGGGCACAGGTGACGCGGATCCGACCCAAGCGACTGTCACCCTTGACATCGTGGACGAACAGGGCAAGCACGTCGACCTCGCCGCTGGCATGCCCGCAAGCCTGCCGGCAGGAACTCTCGAAGCTATCGCGGGCCTTACCAGCGAGAGCACGGCGGCTGACATCGTGGCCGCGCTCCAGCACCCGTGACCCATGTAACCAATGTCATACCGTCCAGGCCCAGACCGTGAGCCCACCGGCAGGGAACGACAGCGGCTCCTGCGCCTCGTATGCCCGACCGGCAGCGTCTGCGCCCTGTGCGGCAAGCCGATAGTGTTCGGCCTGAGGCCACGCCACCCGCTCGGCCCGAGCATCGACCACATCCTGCCAAGGTCACTGGGGGGCACGTGGGCCATGGGCAACCTGCAGCCAGCGCATTACGGATGCAACAGCGCGAAGCAGAACAGAATTCAACGAATCGAATCGCAAAACCACATTCGTTCCCGCAACTGGTAGCCCCACTGCCGTCTGTCGGCTGCGATTGCCACAGAATTTTTTAAGAAGCGCGCAATGCAAGACCCGCGCAGTTTCCATTTTTTCTCTCCCCGAGTAAACCCGCGAACCCGTGACACGGGCCATGTTGGAGGCGGCTATGACGATGCCTGAGCATGGCACGCGCGCACGCTACCGGCGCGGATGCAAGTGCGAGAGATGCAGGAGCGCGAACGCGTCCTACGCGAGAGGACGCAGGAAGAGACTGGCGCACGGCAGAGCCGAATCCGAACGATTGGATCGCCTCAAAGTCATCGAAGCGCATGCGCCGCAGCGCGCCATATGGGTGCCGGGCGGCTGCGTGGAGAAGATGGCGAAGCTCATCGAGCAGTATTGCTCGGACGGCAGGCTCGACCCGCGTGACCCGGTCACGGATCTGCGTCTCGCGGAGCTCATGACGGCGGCGACGATCATGGACGCCCCAAAGCGTTCGAATCTCTTCAAGGACGAGGTGAAGGTGGTGGCCGACCTGCTGCACGAGCTGGGAGTCGTGGAGGCTGCTGATGCTGGATCCAACGAAGCCGCTGCGCTTGTGGCAGCGATCCGGGGAACCAGCTGACGGCGAATGCGCGCCGCGCTGGATGACACCGCGCAACCCACACAGGGAGACGCGCGGCCCTGAGCTGGTGCGCATCTCCCGCCTGCTCGGCGTCGAGCCTTTGCCCTGGCAGCGCGACCTGTTCGACGTGGCCTACGAGATCGACCCGCGGACAGGCAGCCTATGGTACGGCGAGATCGTGGTGCTGGTGCCAAGGCAGTCAGGCAAGACCACGTCGACGCTTTCCATCAACACGCATCGCGCAGCCGTGTGGCCTCACGCCCAGCAGATCGTCTACATCGCGCAGGACGGCATCCGCACCGTCAAGAAATGGGAGGAGCAGGTGCTGCAATTGCAAGCCAGCCCGTTCCGCCAGCTCATCAAGCCGAACCGCATGCACGAACTGGAGCCGAACCGCACCAACGGACGCCAGCACCTGGACTTCGTGACAGGCTCCCAATGGTGGCCGGACGTTCCCAGCGAGGACGCCGGTCACGGCAGCACGAACGACCTCGGATTCATCGACGAATACTGGTCGCAGGTCGACGACCGAGTCGAGAAGGCGCTGCGCCCCACGATGATCACCGTCGACGACTCGCAGCTCTGGTACCTCTCCACGGTCGGCGAATCGAAGATCCGCTCAGCGCCCCTGTGGGCGAAGATGCAGGCAGGAAGGAACCGCGTCGAATCGAAGCTGGAATCGCACAGCCTGTACGTCGAATACAGCGCTCCCCCGGACGCCGACCCGATGGACCGACTCACCTGGTGGCACACGATGCCCGCGCTCGGCTACACGCAATCCATCCGCAAGATCACCGACGAGCTCGAACAGGACACCAGCAAGAACCATTCCCTGTTCAAACGCTCGTTCCTGAACATCTGGCCCGACGAGAGCACAGACGACTGGCCCATCCCGCGCGACGCGGTCGCCGCCTGCACGGATCCGCACTCCACGATCCCCGAGGACACGAACCTCGTGTGGTGCGTGGACATCGCGCCCGACCGCTCCGCAGCATCCATAGCAGTGGCGGCGGTGCGCGCGGACAACATCGTGCACTTGGAGATCGTCGACCACGGGCCGGGCACCGACTGGGTGATCGACGGCGACGACCGGCCATCATCCGACCCGCTGCACCTGCACGGCATCAAGCAGCTCACCGGCAAATGGGGCGGCAGAACATGGTTCGACTGGCAGACCGTCGGATCCCTCGCCCCGCAATTCGCCGCTCATGGCATCGACGCGCAGCCGCTGCCCGCATCCGAGATCAGAGTAGCCGCGCCCGGCCTATACGACGCGATCCTCAACAAGCAGGTCGCATTGCTTGGCCAATCCGAACTCGCCGACGCACTGTCCGTGGCTCAACGCCGCCCGATCGGCGACGGCTGGGGATGGGCACGAGGCAAAAGCCTCAAAGAGATCACGCCGCTCATGGCCATCACACTCGCGCACCGCGCGCTCGCCAAGGACATGCCCGACTGGGGATACGACCCGCTCTCCGGCATCTGGTAACCAATCGAAGGGACTCCCGCGATGGGCTTTTGGAAGAATCTGTTCGGCCCGCAGCAGCGGAGCATCGACGGACAATCAGTGTTCGGCGACAGCTGGAGCCCGGACTCGCCGTGGACTGATATCAGCGGCGACAACGTGCTGCGCGTCGCCAGCGTGTTCGGCGCCGTCAGGCTGATCGCCGACGGCGTGGCCACCCTGCCCTGGGGGCTGTGGCAGTCAGCCGGAACCGGCAGCGCCCCTTCGCGCCTGCCCGACCCGGAATGGTTCGAAACGCCGGACGACCGGTTCAGCACCTTCGACTGGATCCACCAAGGGCTGGTCGAACTGCTGCTGCACGGCAACGCGTACGGCATCGTATGGAGGCGCGACGACGGCAGCGTGCGCGAGATCGACTGGGTGCCACGCAGCGACGTGACAGTGCAGGACATCGACTCCTCCTCGCAACGCCACTGGCCACGATACTGGGTCAACGGCGTCGAGATCCCCGCAATACGCTCCCCCCTAGGCATAGCCCAGCCCGCAGGAACCCCATTGATGCTGCACGTTCCCGCGTTCGCGGTGACCGGAACCGTGCGCGGCATCAACCCGATCGCCCATTTTCGCAGCCAATTTGAAATGAGCAGGAACGCGACGGACACAGCCAACTCGTTCTTCGGCCAGCGCGCCCCGATCCCCGGCGGCATCCTGAAAAACGATCAGACACTCAACCAAAAGCAGGCCGACACCGCGAAGCAGCGCTTCCGCGATTCGGTCAAGCCCGGCGACGTGGCGACATTGGACAAACACTGGTCATTCGAGAAAGTCACGTTGGACGCCGGCGACCTGCAGTTCCTCGAGACCATCAAGGCATCGGCCACGCAGATCGCCGTGATCTTCGGCGTGGACCCCCGCGACATCGGCGGCAGCGAAGACTCGAGCCTGACCTACAGCACCGTGGAGGGCAACGAACGCAAGCTCGTGCTGCGCACCCTGCAGCCATGGGCCATCCGATTGCAGCAGGCACTCTCCCCGGTAGCGAACCTCGACAAGCCGTTCGGCGCTCCGCGACGGTTCGTAAGATTCGACCTCGACGCCCGTAGCAAGCCCGACGCCCTCACGTGGGCGAAGGTGCAGTCCGAACGTCTCGACAACGGCACCCTGACATTGGGAGAAGCACGCGTCGACAACGGCGACCCCGCGCTCAGCATGCAGGACGTCGACGACTGGCAGACCTGGTACCGCACCACCAAGAGCAGCAGCCAAGCCAAGTCCGAATCCACATCACAATCCGTGTCCGAAAGCACATCGAGCACACAGGAGGCATCATGACCATCACCATCCCGCATGAACTGCAGCGCGTCGCCAGCCCCCAGCCAGCGATCTTCCGGACAGCCGACGATTCGGAATCATCCCCCGGCGCGCTCGAAGGCATTGCCATCGCCTTCAACACCGAAAGCCGCGACCTCGGCGGCTACCACGAGATCATCGACCCCACCGCACTCATGCGGCTGGACGACGGCGCATTCGACCTAGAGAAGAACGGGCGGGTCATGGCCCGCCTGAACCACGACAGCAACCTCCTGCTCGCCACCACCAACGCCGGCACCCTCACCCTCACCGCCGACCAGGACGCCCTGCGCTACCGCATCGCCCTTCCCGACACCCAAGCCGGAAGAGACGCCGCCGCCCTCGCAGCACGCGGAGACCTGAGCTACAGCAGCTTCGCGTTCTACATCCTGCCCGACGGCATGAGCTGGGAGATGGACGAGCAAGACGACTACGTGGCACGCGTCACCAGCCTGCAACTAGTGGACGTTGCCCCTGTCTCAGACCCTGCCTACTGGACAAGCTCAGTCGAACTCGGCCGCGCATTCGAAGAATACCGCACCAAGAAAACTACTGGCACCAAACTTCCCACGCCACCCGGCGCGGGCGATAATGAGCGTTCGTTCCACCAATGGGCGTCGCTCCAGTCAATGATCTCAATGAAAGGATGATCATGGAATCAATCAACGAGGCGCTGGAGCGACTGCTCAACGAGCGCACCAAGTTCGTCGAAGAGAAAGTCAAACCCCTCTCAGAAATCGCCGCCAGCCGCAGCTTCACCCCCGAAGAGGAAACCACCTCCGACGAATGCAAGACACGGCTCAACGCGATGGACTCCACCATCAGCCTGCTGCGAGACGAAATCAGCATGCAATCCAAAATGCCCCAAACCACCAGCCGCACACAGGACAACGGAATCAGCGAACAGCTGCGCTCGCTGCTCGTGGAACGCAACTCCACGCAGCAGACCATCGACCTGAAGACGGATCTCACACGAGCGTTCAAACGCGCCCTGACCACCGACCCCAGTCAGACGGGCGCAGGCTCAGAACTGGTGCCGACGACATTCGCGCAATCCCTGATCACGCCACTGCGGCAGATGAGCGGCCTCCTGCAGGCCGGAGCGCAGCCCCTGTCCACCAGCACCGGCGAAGAGATCCTCTGGCCGAGGGTCAAAAGCTACGGCGAAGCCGCGAAGAACATCAAGCCGGGCGCGACCATCGGCGGCACCGACATGTCATTCGACCAGGTGAGCTCCAAGACATCGAAATACGGTCAGATCGTTATGACCCCGCGCGAGCTCATCGAGGATTCCGCGATCGACATCGAAGGGTTCGTCGGCCAAGCCATCGGCCAGAACGTCGGTCTGGGCATCGACTCGGACGCGCTCGACGCGCTCCTGCCCGGCGACGGCAAGGACAATGCGATCACGCTCACAGTCACTGGCGCCGCAGTCACGCCGACCTTCGACGAAATCATCGACCTAGAATCCTCGGTGATCGCGCCATACCGGGTCGGCGCCGCCTTCCTCGTCTCCCCAGGAGCGGTCAAAGCCCTTCGCAAGATCAAGGACACCACCGGCCGCTACCTCTGGCAGCCCTCCCTGCAAGCCGGAGAACCGGCAGTCCTCGACGGCTACCCTGTCATCGAAGACCCGTTCCTGCCCGACCCTGGCACAAGCAAGGCCACGATCCTGTTCGGCTCGTTCAACCGCGTCATCATGCGCGTGGTCAACTCGCTCGCACTCGAACGCAGCGACCAGTTCGCCTTCGACAAGGACTCCATCGCATGGCGCGGCATCCTGCGCGCCGGCGTCATCCTGACCGACGCGAACGCGCTCGCCGCATTCGTCGGCAAGGCTGCCTGAGAAGCGGCCCCACTCGGGCGCTGACAGCCATACGGTCAGCGCCCCGCTCTTTCCCCTCCAACCCCCATGGGAGGCATCATGGCAGATGCAACGCCATCGAACTGGCCGATCACTAAAAACGATCTGCGCAACGCGCTGTCGGTCGGCCCAGCTGAATACGAGGACACCGAACTCGAACTGTACGCGAAAGCCGCCTGCGAGCGCATTGATGTGTTTACCGGCCGTGATGTGGATCCGTCGAAGTGGGTGCTGGCGGATGGGTCGGTGTCGTCGTTGTTCGTGCTGGCCGCACGGGAGACGGCAAAGCTGTGGTGGCAGCAGTCGCATACGGTGCGTGGCAGTTTCCGTCAGGGCGATGTCGGGGAGTTGTCCGGCGTGCCTATGGGCGCTGAGCTGCCGCGCAAGGTCGAGGGCTGGCTTGCCGCCTATCTGCCTGAGCCGGGCATCGCATGAGCACGGGCATCAGCGCGCATACTGCGGCGCATGAGGCGAAGATGGCGTTGGCCGAGGCTTGCAGGACGGCGCTTTCGGGATTGCCTGTGGATGTGAATTTCGGGTTCCAGTGGCCGTTGGTGCATGACGATTGGGTGTCGGCGACGACCATTGATACGAGCGTGACTGATGTCACGGTGGGGCCGCGGCGCAATCAGGAGGAGATCATCACGCTGCACTTGTCGGTCGGCGCGTTCCGTCACGGGCAGGATGAGCAGGCGGAGATCACGGCCAGCGCGGCGGCGTTC